TTATCTTGAGAACAATAACCTTGATTGGATCTATAATAAATCCGCCAAGACATATACCCTGTTTATGCAAAGACACCATGCTCGTGTTGAACAATTCAATCAGCAGGTACAGCATATCAAACAAGAAACAGGGATGAGCCTGCAAGAACTTCGTTCAACTGTGCGTGACCTGCGTCAACAGGCAAAAATCAAAGAAGAGGCCATTCAACGCATGGTTACAAGTAATCTGCGTTTGGTTGTGTCTATTGCCAAGCGATACAACCAAAATAACCCAACAACATTATTAGACCTTATCCAGGAAGGCAACATTGGGTTAATAAAGGCTGTTGAAAAATTTCGTTGGCAACTAGGATATCGGTTTAGCACATATGCCACATGGTGGATTCGTCAAGCGATATTCAAAGCAACCACCGAAGGCAGCAAGGTAATTCGCGTTCCTGGGCATGTATTGGAAAATGTCAAAAAAATTCAAAAAGCCACCAAACAGTTTGTTCTTGATCATGGATATGAGCCAAACGAAAAAGAAATTGGCAATATGATTGACATGGATCCTGCCAAGGTTAGCAAAATACTACAGGTGGCAAAAGACCCTATTAGTTTACAGACTCCAATTGGTGACGACGATGAAAGCGACATTGGTTCATTTATCGAAGATGAATCAGCAATGAACATTTTTGAAAAAATCAACAGCGAAGATATTGCTGCTGCAGTTGCCAAGACTCTTGGCTCACTCAACAGCCGAGAAGAGCGTGTTCTTCGCATGAGGTTCGGCATTGGAACGTTAGATGAGCATACTCTGGAAGAAATAGGCAAACGCTTTAATGTAACTCGTGAGCGTATTCGTCAAATTGAAGACAAAGCTCTGAAACAATTACAGACTCCAGAGAAACGCCAAGAATTAAAACTAGCACTTCAACATTAACGAAAAACGCCAGTCAGTTATTGACTGGCGTTTATTCTGTCGCTTACCACGTCCCAGTCTATCAATCGCCAAATAGTTTTAAGCGTCTCTTTACGAGTAGTATATGGATTAGATGCATGTTCCCATAAATCCCAAAGAAAAACAATATCTGATTTCCAACTTTGATTTTTCAAAGTTTTTATACTGCCATCTTTGGACATATAACACCATCCACTACCCTGCAGTGACATCGCAGTAGCAGTAAATTTTTCTTTAAATGTGTCCCAGTCCTCATGAACTTTTTCAATTAATTCACGAGCAGAACCACGTGGCATGTTGTTCACTTTTGGTGCTCTCAGCATAGGCCACCAAAGATTGTGTAACAATGCTCCTGCTTTGTTGAATTCAGGATCACCTTCGCCCGTATTATATCTATCAACATACCCCTTACTTAACACCTTATAATGATATTCAACAGTTTTTCTGTCCATCACAGGTTCTAACGCTGATAATTCATATGGCAATTCCACAAGTGAAAGTTTATCTTTTGCTTCTGTAAGGCTGTATATTCTCATACAAGTATTTATTGATTTTGACAACTATTTTGGTTTGATAACATAATTATAAGTTAATGTTTTATTTGGAGAAATCAATGGGAAGACGCAGTTGTATTGAAAAAAATCGTGTTTATGTTGAATGTGCTGATATGCACCGACGAGTTAAAGCCCAGATAATAAACCATAGTGAAGTGGAAATCACGGTTGAATTTCCTACAGGTGCCATCATGAATTTAAAAAAACGGCACAAAAATGGAGATTACAAATTTCAATGTGGTATGCTGGAATTTATAAGCGATGGCAAAAGAGTAGTTTAGATTGTTGTTGGATTTAAAATGCCATTGAAAATAAAATTACTGGTTCCATTTTGACTTTGAACATAGATTGAGTCACCAGAATTAAGATATATTTGCTGTATATACAGACTTTGACCATGATATATTAGGGTATTATAAGCAATCCAATTACTACTACCAAGTGTATTACCATTTGGGACCAATGCAACACTTACCAAGTCATCAATATTAGATTGGTTCATACAAAATACTGTGCCAGAAACTGTGTTGGAAACATCAACAGTATATAATAAAACCGTGCCACCAGGAGAGGTCGTGATTTCTGCTAAAACAGGGGTATCAGTCATAGTTTATTTATAGTTCAATTCAGAAACAAACTGTATGTTTTTTAGAAACTTGAAGGAATTCGTGATTTTGCAATAATTAACATCTGGATCATTTTGAACTACATCACGATACATTATTCCACATTTATAACTATTGTTTGAAGAGTTAATTCGCTTATATTAATTTTACTACCAAGTGTATTACGAAGACCTATATTTGTTCCGGCAGATGGAACCCCACCACCTGAAACATAATATGCATTGTAAACAGCACCCATTAGAATAGTGCTACCAGTATTGGGTATTGCAACTACCATTGTAAATTATTTAGCAATAAATTTACATTTTCCATTTATTGGATAGCCACTGTTTGAAACTGCCCACAGTTATCACACTGCCACCCATGGCAAATGGTTTGTTTTGCGAAGCAATTTTAGTAGCAGCAATTTCTTTAGTTACAGTGCCATCTGCTTTTGGGCTCCCAAGAACCCAATCATCTGGTTTTCCACAAGCAAGTGGATATAAATTAACAAGATATATATCTGCCATACTTGGTGCTGCAGGAAGATATCGCTTACAAGCCAAGAAATACTTGGCTGTTGGACCAGTAATTTGTTCTGTTGCACTCATCAATTTAATTTGATCAACAGTGTATCCCAACCCCTTTGCGGTGTCAGGCATAATCTGATTTAATCCTGTAGCACCAATAGAATTTTGGATATGTGGTCGCAGACCGCTTTCAATCTGAAACACAATAATCATATTATCACTGGGAAGATTCAATTGTTGACTCAAATTGTCTAATCCGGCAACAAATTGAGGGTCAGTTATGCCATGATTGGTGAGTGTTTGTTTTCCTGCATCTGATGTTGGTGCATATCCTGGCCCTACTCCTGGATTTCCACCAGGACCTAGTTCTCCATCGGGAACAGGCACTGGGCTATTATTCATACTTTGGTCGCCAACCGGATTTGCTGGTGTCTCAGCAGCAGTAGTTGTGGTAGGGGTCACACCTGCTTGCCAGTTGCCAGTTGATATAGCACCAGAATTTCCTTGTCCAACTGCTATTGGGGCTACAGTCTCTTGCGATGGTTGTAAAGCAAGAGGAGATGTAGATGGAACAGGAGTTTGTCGAAAATCTATAAGTTCCATCTTGGTAACTATCCCGTCAGGAGTTGTTACATATATTCCATCGCTTTTGCCTTCTAGTTGCCAACCTCCCAGTACTATTTTATTGAATACCCCGACACCTGCTCCTGGTAGAGTTGGTTGGGCAGGGGCAGGTGGATCAGGACTATCGGTCCAACCCGCAATATCTCCCAATGCGGTATATATCGGAGTTAGCATATCTCTAAACCTTAAAATTTATATATGTATATTTATTACATAATCAGAACAATTCTGGATGCAATTGTCCATATTTTCTCATAATTTGTCCAGCCAATGCGTTGGCTTCATTTTCTTGATCACTGCCAGTTTTTCCGCTAAATTCATTCAGTTCATTGGATAAGTCTTGTCTGTAATGAACAATTTCATGACATAAACTGCGTAATATATCTAAAATATGTCGGTTTTTTGTATATATTTTAACAGACTTATTGCCTGGCTGATATGCTGCAAAACTTCTATAAGGTGGATTTAAAAGAGGTTTTGGTAATATTTCAATTTTAGGAACACTTGTGATTCCAAGTTCTTGACAGGCAAACCCAACAAAATCAACAAGAGTTTCTACAGGATTTGGTGTATTAATCAGTTCTATAAGTCGCATAAATATATTTATGTCTTGGAAAAAACACTTGACATATTTGTGTTTTACCTCTATTATGGAGTGCATTCAGGGAATATGAAAATGATAGCAAAAAACACCTTACTAGCAACAATTGTGGTAACAGTAATTTTTTTAGTTGATAGTATCCAACTGCACAATTATTGGTATGCGGCTGCCTATGTATTGCTGGGAACTGTTCTTACAACAAAACTAGAAGAAATTGGCTGATTTAATCAGCCTTGGAATCTGTTTTCTTGTTTTTGCGTGGAGCACGTGGCTTAGGTTGTTTGATTTCACCAGTAGAAGTTTTTCGTTGACGTTTTTTTGTGGGCATGTCCTCAATCTTATCAACGACAGTTTCAACAGTATTACCCACGGTTTCTATAACCGCAACAGTCTTTGATGCTACATCCTCAACCATGGTCACTGCTGTTTGTTCTGCTTTTTTTACAGAAATACCGAAAAAAGAACAAATCACATTTTTTATCTTTGACAACATTTTATAAATCTCTCCTTGCTAATTACTATATATCATAAAATATGTGTCATTTATGTAATAATTAATAAATTTTGCTTTAAAAATATACATAAATGACATAGATTTCACTGAATTGCAACATTCTTTGCAAAATTATTAAAAATAAACCTAACACTATTCAATATTGGTAAATAACCTGGTTTATCTGGAGGTTGTGCATGGCTAATTACGAATGGTTTCGCAAATTTCTTGCGGAAGAATTATTTTCAGTTCATATTGAATTAAACAGACGAAATTTGGATCAAGTTGCTGATTATATTGTAAAAAGATTAGAAAGCAAAAGATTGACAATTGTGCCAACTTTTCTGGATGATAATATGTTTCATGCACAAAAAAATCTAAATCCAGAAATCACATTCAATCAGGCCAATTCTATGTATTCATCTGCTGTAGAAACATTTGCAGAACGAGCAGCGTTGAAACTTAACCAGAATTCTGTTCAGGAAGAAAATTATTAATCCTCATGCAACACATACTGGCTATACATGGGGCATTTTCAAGTCCTAGAATTTTCAATTTCCTGCATAGTCAACTTTCAAAAAAATATAATTGGAATTTTTTTGACTATAGAACACAAACATCTGGCCTTGCTGATATAATAAAATCTATAAAAATACAAACAGATGTTCATGTTGTAGGACACAGCATGGGAGGGTTAATTGCACTTGGAATCAGCAATCAACCATGGGTTAAAAGTATTACAACTATTGCAACTCCACTCGGTGGTGTTGATGTAAATTTTCTTCAGTCATATTTTACCAGAAGTGATTTTATAAATGATATTGCCAGTCATGGTGATTTTATAAAAAAATTGAACCAGCAAACTTATTCTTGTCCTATACAACATATCATAAGCACATCAGGTTTTTCGCCATGGCTTTTTGAACCGAATGATGGTGTAATAACCCTTCGCAGTCAGCGGGCAATTTCATTGGGTGATGTGCATGAAATAGCAGCGAACCATGCTGAAATCATGCTAGATAAAGAAACTGTCAAAATTCTAGACAAATTTTGGCAAAAAAGCAACAATATATAACAAGATTTTGTTTTTTACCAGTTTAGATATATAATTATTTTTATAAAAATAAAAAGGTAACTTATGAAAAAACCTAGTGTAGATGAAGTAGAGTATAAAAGCCTAAAAGACCACCATACCTATTTGTTCATGACAGACTTTACATCAGAATCAGTATCTCCTGTAATTGAATTTATTTTAGAGAAAAATCTGTTACCACCAAAAGTCCGTCCTGATTTTTTAACACTTATAATCTGTAGCCCTGGCGGAGAAATGACTGCTGCTTTTGCACTGATAGACATCATGAATGGCAGTGCAATTCCCATTCATACTCTGGGTATTGGACAGATTTCTAGTTGTGGAATTTTAACATTCATGAGTGGAGCAAAAGGACACAGGGTACTCACACAGAACACCTCAATTTTAAGTCATCAATGGAGTTGGGGAACCTATGGAAAAAGTCACGAACTGGTGGCTATCACCAAAGAGTTTGAACTAACAGATGAAAAAATGCTTGCACATTATAAGAGATGTACAGGCCTTGATGAAAAAACAATAAAAAGATTTTTATTACCTGCCAATGATGTATGGCTGACCGCAGCCGAAGCAGTTAAGTATGGTATAGCAGATAAAGTTAAAAAGGTCTAATATGACACCGTTTGATATGACTGTACAACATATAACACAACTACCAACAATGTTATATGGTTTGAAATTTTTTCCCAGTTTGGAACCCCATTGTAGCAATGACCAGGATACGCCTAACTGGGGTTGGCCAGACTCCAATATTGAAGTAAGTGATTGTAATCTAGCAATTGTACAATCAGTATTGAATAAATTGGGCAATAATTGCCACAGTATTATGGAAATAGGTGTTCACAGAAATTTAGAACGAAGTATAACAAATATTCTCATGACCCAAAAACCAGTCTCTTGTCAATATCTAGGTGTTGATATTGATGACAAGAGTTATCTTGACAATCACAGCCAAAATATTTTTACATTACAAGCCAACAGTCATGATAAAGTTGCTGTAAGGCAAAAACTAAGACAGTTAGGCATGAAAAATCTTGATCTAATTATGATTGATGGCTGGCACAGTGTTCACACCTGTGTAAATGACTGGGGATATGTGGATTTACTCACCGATACTGGTGCAGTGATAGTACATGACACAAATACTCACCCAGGACCTGTATCTTTGTGTTCTGCTGTGGATGAAAATCTTTTTAAAATAGAAAGATCTTGTACAGAAACCAGCGATATGGGCATTACTGTCTTCTGGCATAGAAAAAACTCTTGACAGACCACTGTAAAACTGCTATGTTATCAGCATGACAATGCATCTTGCACATCATGGATTATCCATGGTCAATACAAAAAATAACAAAAAGAAGCCAACTGCTGCACAATTGCGAGCAAAGGCTGAACACGAGGCATGGTTACGCAAAAATGGCGTTCATCCAGAACAATTGCAATCGCGACCAAAAAATACAGAAAAAGTCAAAATAAACATTGCAGTAGATAATTCTGGACCCCAGGTTAGTAATGGATTTGCTAATGCTGGTATGAAAAAAACCATTTGGGACAGTCAATGGCAACGCATTTATGAAGATGATCCTGTCATGGCAGAACGAGAAGCAGAAGCGTTGCGAAAGGCTGATGAAAAAAGACAACAAACTGCCCCATTGTATTCTAAAGGACCATATCAGTATATTACCAAAGATTCTGACACGAAAACTTTGGGACGCAAGATATAATTTGCAGTTGATTTCTTGTATTATAAATAAAATATAATGACATATACAAAAATATATGTTATAAGTAACTATTATGCTAGATACAACCATCATTACCGGAAAAATCTTTACCGGTCAACCCAGTGCCAGTAATTTAATCAGCAAGCGACTCTATGTAAAAGTATTTCCCGGAGAATTCTGGCATCGGCCACCTAGAGCTAAAAAAGCAAAAGTGTATGGTGGAGAAATATTTGTTCGATACAGTGCCAGAGAATGGCCAGAAAAAAAGAATGGCCCCTTACTTGGTGATCAGGGATTACTACAAAGTTTGGGAGATTTATTACGCAGTGTAAATCTTGTAAATATAGAAGAACTTTCCTATGCAAAAGTCCAACATGATTTAAAAGAAGTTCTTACTATCAGTGTGGGACCAAATTTAGCCAAAGAAATCATAGACCGTGGTTGGGCTAAAATAAATCAAGATCCTGAAATGGCTGTATCCAAAGCATTGTTCAAAGCAAAAACAGAAAAATTGGAAGAAACTTCCACAGTTACCACAATAGGCGAAGCACTCATGCTGCCAGTTGAAACTGTTGAGGATGCAAATCAGCAGGAAATCGTTCAGGAGTCTGTTGCTGGACCTGTGCAAAAGACAAAATCAGTGCCAGCAAAGAAAATCCCTACAAAAGATAGTTCTACACAAAAAACAGAACCAAAAAAGAAAAATCCACCACAAAAGAAATCTCCTGTAGAAGAATCCATCATTGAACAAGCAATGGACGAACCTAAAAAAAAGCAGCCACCAGTTAAGAAAAAACAATAAACTCCTAAATAATAAAAATTATATAGGGGCTTATCATGGATCTCGTTCAAGCACTTACTGTTTATTTGAACAGTAATTTTGTTTTATATACAAAAACGCATTCATATCATTGGAATATAACTGGTCCGTTATTCCATGAATTACATCATATGTTTGAAGACCAGTATAACAACCTTTGGGAAAATGTAGATACTATTGCTGAAAAAGTACGTCAATTGGATGCCCCAGTGAGAATTACCCCAGAATCACAGAAATCTATGTCAATCATTGATTCCACAGTTGAAATAATGGAAGAAATGGCATATGTACAGCAGTTATACAAAGACCATAACCGAATGATAATGCTGCTTAACAAGGTATTTGATGTGGCAGAATCAGTGGACGATCAGGCTGTTATGAACTACATTGCAGAAAGATTGGATTATCACAACAAAACTCGCTGGTTTTTAAAAGCAACATTGGAATCACACGCATAAAATAGCGATAAATATGATTTTTAAAAAACGGGTCAAGAGGTTTCCCCGATAATAATTGCCTTCCAACAGGGTGCGAGGCCCCCATTTAGGCTCATACCCTTTTGTTGGAGAATATTATGGTTGGTTTTGTAAATGAATCTGGATGTTTATTTGCTGGCAAACATTTATTAATTGATTTTTATGACTGTGAGACAGTTCCTGCACATAACATCATTGAGTTGGCTATGGTAGATGCTTGTATTGCCACAGGTGCAACAGTTTTATTCCATCATAGTCACCCTTTTGATGGTGGTGGAAGCAGCGGTGTGGTCATTCTAGCAGAAAGTCATGGCACATTCCACAGTTGGCCTGAAGAAAAATTTGTCGCAGTTGATATATTTGTATGCGGCGACTGCCAGCCAGAAATGGCAGTGGATATATTGAAAACTATTTTTCTCCCAAAAAAGACATTGGTAAAATTGGAAAAACGTGGTGTGATGACTGACCAACAACGACAATTTGAGTTTGACATGCCTACCACAAAAAACCGTTTGACAGAAACAGCTCTTTAATATAAAATTCAATATAAGCAATATAGGATTTTCACGCTGTGTCACATCTGCGTTATAATATCAAATGGGTTGGTCGCTGCCAATATGGCACTAGCGATAAAATCTGGGGCTGGTTTTATTATAATGATCCTACATCGGCAGAAAGTCCTGCATGGAACAGTCCGGCTTATGTTTTTTGGGCTGAAAGACAAAAACCTTTACATGTCAAAAAACATGCATCTTTGTTTGGACAAATGGACAAATTGATTCGACAGAAAAAAGATCGTAAATATACCGAGATCGAGGTAAAATCTCTGCTGGAAATTTGGCCGTCATTTTACCAAGATCTTGATAACCGTTTTATATTTTTTATGTTGGTAGGTGACTGATGACGGATGCAATAACAATAACACAACCAGCCAGAGATTATATCAACGATCGCTGTAACAATGGCAAATATCTCATGTCTATCAAAATCAATAACAAAGGCTGTAGCGGACACAGTTATGATTATGGACTTGCCAATTCAGACACTGTTGGCAAGTACGACGAAGTAATTGTCTGGGACGGTGGTGGCGTAGTAATTGCTGCTGACAGTATCATGTATCTTTGTGGAAGCACTTTGGACCTGAAAACTGATTTCATGGAACAATACCTCGTCTGGGAAAATCCACAAGCAACTGACCATTGTGGTTGCGGAACTAGTTTTGCACTAAAAACTTCATAATTTGCAGTATAATTTTTTTACCAGTTATAATGACTAAATGGAAAAGTTATATACCTCTAAATTATTTTACAAAAAATATCCTTTTAAAATTCTAATTGTTAGAACATATTGTAAAACAGATCCAGATTATCATACTGGATGGACAGTACAAAATGCTAAAAATTGGTTAGGTGAACAAACTATCAATCATAGAATGTATAATCAAGTAATAAGCAAAAACAAGAAAAAAGGAATAAAAATTATTCGTTCCAGTATTTTTGTAAAAAGTCGTGCAGAATTTGAAAAATGTATAGATAAGTGGAAGGCTGACGTTTTTGCGGTAACTTCGCCATATAAAGATGAGCACATTCAGTTTTTAACAGAAAATACAGAAGTCAGCATAAGACAAAAACTGGTTTATAAAAAATTCCGCTATATAATTACTATCAAAAAACACTGGCGAGAAGATATACAAGATTTTGAAGATTGGATCAATGCAAACTTTACCAGAGATAATGCAAAATATGTTACCAATGGATGGTGGCCAAGATTATATCTAAGAGATGAGAATGATTTAGTGCTATTAAAACTTGCATATGATGAAAAAATCAGCAAGTTGTGTATTATCTATACATTTGATGAGTTAGAATCAAAACCCTAACATTCAATAAATACCAGGATATTTATTGGGAATCCTGGTATAGTGACTATAGTATTTCAACCACAATCACAGACATATTATGATTATCCTGTGTGGACGACACCGCAGTATCTTGGAACATTTGTACAAGATTATTCTTTTGATATCAATCCTATAACTATTGTTTTTGGTGCCAACCCCAATACACAAATTACTGTGTTAAATGGTTCTTTGCCTAATGGGTTATCGTTTCAACAGATAAACAACACTTTGATTATTTCTGGAAGTGCTGTCGAATCAACTAGCGTGATAGAATCACAAATCACCTTTCGTGCTACACAGACTAATGGTGGCATATCAGACCGAACATTTTTTATAAACCTAACTCCAATTATCAGAGCACCAAGTTGGGCACATCAAAAAACTTTTTTAGGCTATCAAAGCAATATATCCGTCAGTGAATATCAAATAAATGCGGTATCACAATCAGACAACAGATTGATATACGATCTACCCAACAACCCCGATAATGCAGCAATAAATGCACGAACAGGGATATTTTCACTGAATGCAACACCATATACTGCCAATCAGCAGGTATCAACTGTTATAAGAGCCACCGATTCAGGCACACAAGCAGCCAGTAATATCACTGTAAGCGTCGATATAGTCACAGTTCCAGGACCCAACTGGGTGACACCGGCTGGAAGTCTTGGTGTTTTTTATAGCGGGGATTTTGTAGAATTAAATTTATTAGCAGAAGATCCTTTTGATCCCAATGTAATCTATGTGCTGGATGAACCAAGTCAAACCTTGGTTGGATTTGGACAAGTCTGGGATGATGACTATGGCTGGGATAATGATTCTTATATTCATCTGCCACTGCAGGTGTCTAGTGATGGATTATTGTATGGACTATTGCCACAAGTTATAACAAACACCACATATACATTCAAGGTGGTTGCAAACAGCAGTAATATTTCATCAACTGCATATTTTAATTTAACAAATGAACCTGCAATCAATAACAAAATTTTTTATTGGGAAACAACTGATACCAATCTTGGTACATACAATGAAGGACAGTTGATCAGTATCAGTATAAAGGCCGTGACTACCAGAGGAACAACCGTTATATATAATGTTACTGGTGGATTGCCACCACCTCATCTTATGTTGGGGTCTACATCCGGTGTTATACAAGGATTTCTAGAATATTGTCCCATAAACAAAACCTATTGGTTTGAGGTCACTGCCACTGATGGATATCAATCTATTATACAGCAATTTAGCCTTACAGTGAACAAAGTGTTTGGTAACCAATTTTTAGATGCATACATACCTCTCACTGGAACCCTTAGAAATGCATGGTCGGCAGATACTGCCAATGTTCGTGTGCGTGAACCAGGACAAATAATTTATGATAGAGTATATAATCAACCAGATTATCCATCTCTAGACATTATATCTGGATTAGAAACTGGATATGCCACACCACAAGATATTTTGTCCAAAATAAAACCATGGTTTTATGAGTTAGACTTACAAATAGGACAAGCATATAACACATCTGTGCAATCAGATGGATTATCAGTGATATACAGAAAAATCATTGATAATCAATCAGGTTCTAATACTAGCATTAGTTCCTCGTCAGTTGCTGGCGGAGAGATATACCCAATAAGTATCAACAATATTCGCAATGCACTTATTGTAAATTATCCCTGGGTGCTCAGTGGCAGTGGCAATGGATTTGCATTAATTGCCAATCTTGATTGGAATACTGGTGCTATTCAATCAGTGACAATATTAGATTCAGGAATAGGATACCTTTCTCCACCACAACTTGTAGTGAGTGGAGCAGGAACTGGTGCCGAATTACAGGCAATTTTAGGCCTGGTTGATGTAAAAGTTGCCACTGCTGGCGGTGGGTGGTATCTTGGACAGATATTTTCAATATCTGGCAATGATGCTGTAGATTTGGCAATCTTACAAGTTACTGAAGTAACTCCAACCGGAGGTATTATAAATCTTGCAATAGTTTCACCAGGAAATTATCGCAATGTTGGTACATCTAATATTTTTCAGGTTATAATTGGTTCTGCATACACAAGTATATCAGTTTCCTGGGGTATAGTTGATGTCCAAGTAATCAAAGGTGGCGAAAATTACCAATGCGGCATTACAATAAACACAAGTGGTGGGGAATTGTTACCAAGTTGGCAAGATCAATATACACCTATTATAGAAGTCGGAGAGATTAATCCTGTTACAGCCAATCTTGCGTCTACACTGCTAAATGAAGAACCCAATAGTTTATATGGGCAGGTATGGAAGCCAACTTATCTGGTTCTACAATGGCAAGGACTACTTTATATAGGCTCTACAATTTTTGAAGAAAACACCACAACATTTGATGGAATGACAACAAGATTTGAAGACACAGAAAGTCCATGGCTTACAGTTTTTGACGAAAATCAAATGACTTTTGACAACTCAGATACAATTTTTGATTACCAAGATCCACTTGAATATGACTTGGAAGTTGTCTGGGGTGGAACATTAATTGATGCTGGCACCACTGTATTTGATCTTTATAGTACAATTCTAGATGGTGTTTCGCCCAGAACTTATAGCAACACCAGAATACGCAGATGGTATAATACACAAAACAAAATATATTCTGCCAATAATGCAGTTACTTAACAAAAATATTCTTTGCACGAATTAACTAAATAATTCATAAAATTTAGGCTGGATAAGTTTATGTCTTCATATATTGACACATCAAGCATCAATGTGAATTTCCCTGTTTCTTTTGTGAACAACTGTTCACAGGGGTTTAGAAACAATTGGCAAGCCATTACCAATCAGTTGAACAACACCAATACAGCAATAACAGCCATCAACGCCAACTTTGGCTTGATGTATAACCTGGTTTCAGGATTGAGTGGTATTACTGGACCTACCGGTGCTAGAGGTCCAACAGGCTATAATGGCACACAAGGAACATCAGGGTATAGTGGATTTTCAGGATTGAATGGACTGGCAACTCAATCAGGTTACAGTGGATACAGTGGATACAGTGGCTATAGCAGTTATAGTGGCTACAGTGGCCACAGTGGCTATAGCAGTTATAGTGGTTATAGTGGCTACAGTGGCACGGGAGGTGCTTATTCCAGACAGTCTATATCAACAACCACTGTAACATTATCAGCAGGTGCAAGCACTAGCATTTCCTTGACTGGGTTTAAAGGCTATGCACTTTATAGCATACAAGTATCCGCCGCAGCATGGGTGGTTGTGTACAGCAGTAGTGCAGCCGCAAGTGCCGATTCTGGTCGTTCCATCAATACAGACCCTACACCAGGAAGTGGCGTAATAGCAGAAACTATTACATCAGGTTCAACAACAACATATTTTAGTCCAGCCGTGATAGGCTACAGCAGTGAATCTCCTGCAAATACTTATATACCCATCAAAGTTTACAACAATGGTGCATCTAGCACAGCAATCACAGTTACAATAAACTTGTTACAACTTGAATCATAATTCTACAAACAATAAATAATTCTATGTTTAATCATCCCTATATATGTCTCAGCACCAAACCAGATCTAGATGATCAAAAACTTCTAAAATGGTTTGGTGTTGTTTCAGAATCTGCCCCCAGCGGAGTCATATCCGCTGTTGAACTTCGTGCAGATAATAAACCACAGAGATTTTATCACCGAAAGATTGACGGCATGAACAGATATTGTGTTGTGTTAAGCAGAGATTTGGAAGGTGAGGAAGTAAACAAAATTGCACAGGCTGCAAACCAAGAAATTCCTGAGGGCGATTGGGAAATATCCTGGAGTCAGCATCCACAAACATCTCCAATTTTTGAAGAAGTCAGGGAAGATATTCTAAAAACTATAATTCTTGAAGCCGCAAAACGCAATCATGGCAAATGGTTGAACAGAAAAATCAACGAAGGGTGGCGATATGCTCAGTCCTTCAATAGCAGAAAAAAAGTTAGTCCCATGTGTCGTGAATGGGATGCATTAAGTGAAAGATATCAAAGAGCAGAATATCATCGTATGAAAACTCTTTTGGAAGTCTTAGACGAAATGAAATTGCATTTAGCAACAAAAAAAGTTTAATATTTTGAATGGCAAACATAACACAACAAGAATTACGATCAATCATTCAAGATTTACACAGCGAAGCAGAAACTACTCAACTTTCGCAAGATTTAATTTCAGGAACCATAGATGCACAAATTTATAAAAATATGTGCTACCAAATGTATCTAATTACAGATGCTATAGAACATAAGATAGAAAAAATTGACTCAAGGATTTTTAGAAGACATCAGTTTGTACAAGATATTATTGAATCTCCTGGAGGTTCAGTAAAAATATGCAATAGTACCAGAGAATATATCGAGTATATCAACAATATGGTGTTACCCGACATGACTGAACGACTAAAAGGTGCAATTTATGTATTTTATATGGGCTGGTTATATGGTGGGCAAATGATTGCTAAAAAACTTACACTGCCCGTTAATCATCTACAGTTTGACAATGTAAAATCCTGCATAGATTATATCAGAACTGTGATATTAAAGGACCTCACAGATCAAGATGCCATTGAAGCACGCAGGGCATTTGCTGCTGTTATTGCAATTTATAGAGAATTATATGAACTGCATTGATCTTGTTATAAACATAGCCAACAGGCTAAATGATAAAATAAAACAACATCATGGATCACACTTTATACCAACAGAAGAATTTGGCTGGCAAAATTACAGATATCGCAGTCCTAAATTTAGGCTGGCACACATTGAGATTTTTAATCAGGATAAGTTCTGTGTAATTCATTGTTGTGTGTTCCCGCATAGCACTGATCCATCACCAATTTATGGATTTGACGTTATTGCAGGTGAAAACAAAATCACAGGATTGTTTTTAGATTTAAGTCCCACTGTGTTGCCAAGCAAGCCATTTACAAATATTGTTGTGGAAACAGAACGCAACCGTCCAGAATGGGGGGATATTTTTTCACCGTATTGGGTTGCCTGTAGACCATCCTATGAAGAAATGGTTGGAATCGGTGACGAAGCACTTAAAGTTCTGACCGTTTATCTAAGTCAATTGGGTGATATTGGAGATCAAAACAAGATCAGGATTGCTCAAAACCATTACTGTTTGCAGCAACAGAAAAACCCACACACTCGCAAAGCCCTGATCAATTTGATAGGCACAGAACGAGCAGATTATTTTATGAAAAAAATCTTGTTTCCAACTATTTGATTTTCTGTTAAGTTGGCAATTACAACTTTAAGGTCTAGAAAGCCAAGTTTTTCTTCAATAGATGGAATTTCAATAAACAATGATACTAATTTGACACAATGGCATGCTACCTGTCACACTTAAGACTATGATATGGAACGACATGATTACAAGATTGGCAGAGTTGAAAAACGATGTTACAAATAGTGTAAGAAGTATTTCTTCTATGTCAGTAAATGCTGTAAATATATCAGACATCAGTGCAGATGATCACACAGTATTTGCAAAATCAATTGATTGGCACATTAACCAGGCTCACGATATTAGATTCAATATTTCTCAACCAAACATACTCATTAACCTATCTCATAATACAGCCAAAAATTTAAAGAAAATGGAAATCAGGCTCAAAACTACACACAATACATTTCTTCAAGCAAATATATTTCCAACATTTTAGTATGTGTCCAACATTACATAGTTGACGACCATAATAAAACAAATATCTCTTTTATAATGCTATCTGTAAATTGCATTCTCAAAATTGGCTCATTAATATTTCCTCAACAAACCAAAAGATGATCTAATATGGTGGTAAATGGCAACCACTTGCGGAAGGGACGGTCTTCGTCAGGAACGCAAACAAACAAGCGTATCATCCGCTTGACCGGGAAGTATCGGCTGTCCTTTCGGTGAGAATATCTCCAGCCCGAACCCGGAATAAGTCTGCCAAGTTAAGGAAAAGGCAGCAGAAAATTCTCGCATTATGTGAAGCATAGTCTACAAATGGGTCGCTCTATCTACCGTTGATAACGACCAAGAACTCACAGGGTTGATCAGTAATCCGTGTGAGTTATCCCGCTGTTGGATTAACAATCCAAGATGTGCATGTGATTCTGGTACAGGACAACCGCCAGAGATTTTGAAAAAAATCAAGCATGAAAACTGATCTGTGGAAACTGCCTGTACGCAGCAATTTCCCATACACTCTCCTCTGTATTATCTACAGAGGAGATATGGACTGTGAACCCAACCAACCGCAACCATTTAGAGGAGAGCAGAATAAAAATAGGTGTTGACAACTCTGAAAAATAATATAAACTTGACTGGAAAATTAAAGGTAAAATTATGAAATCCGCTTCTGATGTAATTGCCAAACTTGAGGCAACCAACGCGCGCAAAGAAAAAGAGGAAATTATCCAGCAGGCCTGGGATATTGGCCTAGTAGAGTTCTTTGAAGGCGCACACATGACCTATGATGTACTCAGGACCTACGGAGTGAAAAAAGTACCACTTATTGAAGGTGAAGATGACCCTAACTTTCAATCCTCACTTGATTGGACTCGCTTTAAATCAATCGCGCATAAACTTGAAACAAGAGAACTAACAGGCAATGCTGCACGAGATGTTCTTCGCAACGCTGCCTCTATATCTAGTGCCAAGGACTGGAATGGGTTTTATCGTAGAGTGTTGCTCAAGGATCTCAAATGTGGAATTACAGAAACCACTATCAATAAAATTTTGGAAAAAAATGGTGACACTGCTGCAAAATATTTGATTCCAGTTTTTGCCTGTCAACTGGCCAAAAATGGCGAAGATCATTCTAAAAAGATGATGGGAATGAAATTGCTGGATGTCAAACTTGATGGTGTGCGTATTGTTACCATATTAGACAAAAACAAAAACACTGTGACTCAATACAGCAGAGACGGACGCCTCAATGAAAATTTTCCTCAGATCGCTGCAATTTTGGAGAAATTGTTGCCAGTTATCACACAGTCAATGGTGTTTGATGGAGAAATGGTCAGCAGAAACTTTCAATC